CGGGTTTCTTTGCTACTTTTTTTTCGGTAACTAAAGTTTCATTATTCATTATCTAATTTTTTTTAAGATAAACAATTAAAAATGTTCTCTCAATTTTTCCCTATTAATAACTTGTTTAAGTAAATTAACATATTTAGTATCTTCAGCATAATTGCGTCTTAAATAATTAAAATACTCTTCTTCAGACTTAATCTTTCTAAGATAAGTCGCTTGAAATAACGCATAATCATAAACTGAATCTTCCCATCTATCATAATATGCGTATCCGTATTGTGTGGAATCTGAAGTTGTTAATCTTTTACTTGAATCCCTCATACCAAAAAGATTGTTATTTGATATGAAAATATCACTTTTAAAAAATCCTGTTTCAACAATAGATTGTGACATAACAATATGTGGATATTTAACTTTCATTTTAACTAATAATGAAATAAATTCATCCTCCGAAAAGTTTTTTTTCTCATATATAACACCATAATTAATGTCAGGTTCTTTTTTAAATAAATGAGAAAAATAAACTCCAGTAAAAAAAATGGTAACAACAAATATAATACTAATAAAAACATAAATCAAAATATTATATTTTAATATGCTAAAAAATTTTAAAATCATAGTACTTTGATTTAAATGGTTTTATTTTGTTAAGTACAATCTTTTATTATTGTACAATGCAACAGAATTACGTTGTGATAAAATACCGTAATCGTTTACTAAATTATTATACGCAACTTCTTGCGGTTCATTGATAGATTCAGATAATATTCTACCAAAAGTATCATTTGATTCATTAACTAAATCCTGTCCTACTCCTTGTAACCCACAAAAATACGCTTCACTAACTTCAGAAATAAACATACCAGAGTACATACCTTTCAGGTTATATTTTTCCACAAATTTATCTGCGTTACACCAAATAAATACGGAGTTATTTTTCTTTTCTAAAACTGAAACAAACGTATTGTCGATTATATACCCAGCAGCATCTTTGAAAAGACCTAAACTAAATAAACCATGTGGAGATCCATGTCCCATCATCATGACTCTATCGTGTTCATCGATTTCTTTTAATAAATCAAATTTAGACATACCAGCACTAATAACAGTTTTATTAGTTATGGGTTTATAAATAATATCCAAAAAAGATGTTGTACTATCTTTCGGATGAATAATTAAAGTTCTCATATTAATATTTTTTTCTAAGTAATTCAATAACATCCCAAGCGTCTTCTAATGCATTGTGTGTAACAACCCCTTTAACTCCTGCTCTTTCTTTACACACAGTTAAAGATGGAAGTGTTTTGTCGTTTATCCAATCAACAAATAAAACAGATGGGTCTATTAATCTTTGACGAACATTAATTAATTTTTTCCACCATGGTAACTTTTCTAAAAATAATTTATCAAAAGTTCCAAAATTTTTACCTGCAACATTAATAGTAATTGATGGTGTATTTCCATTAAACAAAGGAAATGGTACCCCGTCAACAATTCTGATATTTTTCAATTCGTCAACATGAGACATATAACCGTTCGACCACAAGAAATCATAGAACCTTTTAATCACTTCATCTTCAGTACAGAAAATAAAATCAGTGTGATTGTGCATATTGGTTTTAGTTTCATCATCCCCTTCCAAGTAATCACCTATCATTCCAATTATTTCTTGATTCATCATAATTGCTCTTGGTGATCCTTGAATCTCATGTTGAAGAACAATTGCATTAAACTTTGGTATTTTATCATATGGTAATTTCTTTTCAGTATCCTCTATAATCACACCAATGGATAACACATTATTAATATCAGGATTTAAACCTGAAGTTTCAATATCAATTGAACAATATAACATATTTACTTTTTTATTGATTTAGAAATTAAGAAAAATAAAAATAAAATTCCCGATGTAACAAATGGTGCGGTTACCCACCACCACGTTAATGTCACAAATCCCATTATTTTTAATACTGAGAATAGTATAATACTAAAAATAAAGAACCAAAATCCTGTAGAGGAATCATTGTTTGATTTTGCCATTTGTATTTCGTTTGTTAGTTTTAAAGTACAAATATAAAGCAAAAAAATGAAATATAATAATATTACTATAAATTTTTTAAAAAAAAATACTGAGACTACCAATATTCATCAAATTCGGTTTCGTTGTCTGTAAAATCTATATTATCAAAGTCTTCGATTAATAGTTCCTCAACTAAATGTTCTCTAATTAAACTTTCTGTGACCCATTCAGGTATGTCTTGGTCACTATTAGATTCAAAATGTTCTATGAAAATTTCATTCTCAATGAAATAATTGACATCATTTAATAATTCATCTAAATTATCTCTTTCTTTGTATAAACCATATGTGACATATAATTCAAACTCATTTCCATTTTCATGTAATTTAATAATTTTGTTTTTTAATTCTCTTTTACTCTTATTCATTTTTATTAGATTTTAATATATATATCTTATTGTAATAAAAAAACTAAAGGGTATAATAAGATATATAAAAATATAATAAGTAATAATGTAGTAACAATTATCGATATGACATGACACAAGATAAAAATCATAGTAATTTTAAATAAAAGAACATAATTTTTTTTAAAAAATAATATAATATTACGAAACATAACAAAAGTTTTTTGAAAAAAAATGTCCCCCAAACAAAAGATTGAGGGACTCAAAAAATATAAAACTCAACAACTAGCTATCTTTTTACTCTTTTTAACATTTTGTTATGTACGGTATCATAAAATACAATATCTCCTGTTTTTTCATCTCTTCCTATGAGTAATGGTGGTGGTACGTTATTTTGTCCTCCCATATCTTGAGGTTCATCCATATCTTCAGGTTCATCACCCGTCATTTCAGGTTCATCCCCCATCATTTCATTTATTGTATTTTTAACAATATTTTCAATATCACCTAAATTTAGTTTTATTAACTTACTCATTACTTATTTTATATTATAAATATCTTATTTTTTAAAAAAAATTAACCAACAACACCAATTAAACTATCAACATGATGGTCGAATTTCAATGAATTATATGAAACCGGTCTACCTGATAAACTTTTAACGATACTATCAATGTTATATGGTGTTAAATCATTACCATCCATTCCAACGTCCATAGATCTACCTCTCATAAATTTAGACTCTTTAGGTGTATGTAAATGACCAAATAAATGAAATGAACCTTTTTTCATATCATTCCAAGAACAAATAGGGTAATGACATAATATGAAATTATTATCATTGTATTCTAAATGTAAATAATTTTGAACACTTGAAAATAATTTCTGTACATCACCTTTATTTCTTTCAATATGATTATCGTGATTACCCAAAACAAGGTGAATTTCTTTACAAAAAATTCTGTTTCTAAATTCCTCTATTTTATCAAAACCACCAAAAGACCAATCACCCAAATGAATAAGAATGTCTTCTTGACCTACAACACTGTTAATATTATTTACAATATTGTCATTCATTTTGTCCAATGTTTCAAATGGTCTGGTTTGTTTTTCTGGTATCTCACCATTTGGTGTTCTCCAATTTGTAACTCCCCTACATATGTTAGTATGGTTATAATGGGTATCGGAAGTTAACCATACTTTTACTTTGTTATTTATTTTCATCATAAGACAAAGATACAATTTTTTTTAGAAATAAAATATTTAAAATTTATTTTTTATTTCAGATAAAATAGATTTAGTTAATTTATTTAAATATCTTTCGTTTATTTGGTCTCCTTCTTCTTTATATGCATAATTTAACAATTTTTCTGTTAAATCAATACTTTCCACCCCACCTTTTAATTTTTCAATACATTTTTTTAATGAATCTACAATGCGCTCGTCATTAATAACAGTACCTCCTATACTATTACTATACGTAGCGTTATCTACGGATACACTATCTGTAAATGTCATTTCTGGTACTAAAACATCTAACGAATTTTTGTTACCTTCTAGTACTTTTCCTATTTTTACCTCAAATATTATTTTCCACGCATATACTCCATTACTCAATTTTCCTTTAATTGACACAAAACTATATAAACCAATTTGATTTAAATTCTCTTCATAACCTAGTTCCGGTAATTTATATATTTCCGTTTCCCCTTTATAATTGTTACCTTGTGGTCTTCCAACGTTCCAGTTTCTATAGTACGTATTATATATTCGTTTTATTCTAGGTTTTCTTAATTGTAACTCATCATAACTTGGATTTATCTCACCAGTTAATCTATTGGTAATATCATCAATAAACTCATCTAATGTATTATATAACTTAACCCCATGAGTTCCAATATAAATTTCCTCATTACTTGCTTCTTGTGAATGCATATCAAGTCTCTGCCTATTGTATTGGAATTTAGGTAGAGGAATTGAATAGGTTTCAAAAGTTTCTTTTAATTTTTCTTCAACCTCTACTTGAAGTATATTGTATAAATCTCTTCTAATTTTTTCTTCCACAGATGTTTCTCCACCTCCTTTTAGAGCCTTAATTTGGGGAAGATTCCCACCATCTCTATAAGGTTTTAATGAAGGTCCAGTTATCGAACTTTTTTCTTTAGCGGTTGGTGTACAAGGATAATAAGTGGAGGTTAATCCATATCTTTCTTCAAATTCTTCAATTATATCTTTATATTCGTTTTTTATTTCTTCTAGTTCATGACAATCAAAATAATATAAAACTAATTGGTCGGCGCCTGAAGTTTTTGTTGGGTTTATTATCCAACCATCAGGAATACCGTCCCAATTACCGATTTCCTCATATGGGTTATTATCGCTAAACGCAGGAATCGCTTTACTTAATTTCCTTTTAGGATCATGGTATTTATCTCTCTGACCTTGTTGTCTATAAGCCATTTCATCCATATCAGATATTTGTGACTCACGAATTAGTTTTCTTAAATAATTTTTTGATCTATTATCCATTTTTTGTATTTTTTATTGATATATATAAATATTCTTAAATTAGTTTATATTTTAAGATTTGTTAAATATCTTATTTTTTCTCCTAATTCCATATCATTTGGCGTTTCTCTAACAACACTTATTGGTATAGTAATGGAATCTTTTTTGGGTTTATCATTATAACAGTCAGAACATAATTGACCCATACCTTCAATATATCCATACCTTAGATTGATATTCGTTTCAAATTCATATGGTGTTAAATTACCACACATTACACATTTTTCTTTAGACATAGTTTTTTTTAAAAAAATATGAAAATTATATAATAAAATAAACGATTTTATACTATATTTTCTGACCCAATATTTTTAGAAATAATTGGTTTCGCTATATTATGTACTTGCATAGATAATGTATTTAAAATTTTCTCATAATTAGGTGCGGTAGCATATCTATTACCACTTTTATTTACAAAATTCGTAATTAAATCTTTAGCGTTTTTTCCTTTTCCTAAATAACTTCTAGCAATTAAATTATAGTATGAGTTTATTCCTGATTGAACATCATTATGGAAAACATTCTCACCTGTATCCACATTACCGACATTAAAAGGATTTTTAGTTCGTATCGGTCTACTATTCACGTCTTTATTACGAATACCACCTTCTAAAACTAATTGACTTAAAGCCAATTCTGGAGGGACAAATCTATTAAACCTTTCAAACGCAGATTTTGCACCATTAGCCATCATTTCTCCAGTTATTCCTAATGGGTTTGGTCCATTTTCAGTTATAAATTTCTGACAAATTTCACTATATGTATCAAAACCTATTTGGGTAGTTAAATCTATATCTGAAAAACCCTCACCACTCGCAGTAGGTGCATCAATAAATACTTTTAATTCTTCAGGTTTTACTCCCCTTGTTTTTAATAATTCAACCAGTTTATTTAACATTTCAGGTGTTGCTGAAATTTCTGCATTGTATGTACCTGAAGAACCTTTACCACCATATTGTAAATGAAAATGTCCACCTGTGGAAGATTTAGATGGGTTCCTATATTCATCAATATAAGAAAACTTAGAATCTTTTCTTTTATGGTCATCTAATACTGAAATAAATTTAGATGAACTTTCTGTGTTATAAGGTTGAAGTACTATATCAACCGCATTACCTTCTGTATGTTTACTTTTATATCCTAACCTTTTATGGAAATTATCGTTTCCTGAAGTTACAACCACTTTTACATTCGGTGATGTTGCTTTATAATCATTAAGTATATTACTAACGATTGAACTTATATCATCCGTTATATTACCACCACTTGTTATTTCAGATCCCTTTTCTTCATATCCCAATGAATCTAAAGTACTTCTTAATTCATTTGCATCTTCATTTAAAGATTTAACATGTTCAGAATTAAACTTTTGTACCGCCTTTCCTGTTTCAGGTCCAAATAATCCGTCGATACCGTATTTAGGGAATTCATAACCTAATAATGATAAACCTATTTGCATAGATTCAACAGATTTTTGAAAATTCATTTGACCTGAAGATTGTTGTTTTAACCCACCAGAATTCGCAGCGTCTTCAAGTGTTTTAAAAAATTCAATAACATTAGAGTTGACTAAGTCAGCCTTTTTTGGGTCGTCAATAATTTTTTTATTATTTTTATCTACACCAACTTTTTGTAAAATATCGTCTATAAATCCCTCTTTAATGAGTTTTTTTCCGTAAGTAATTTGATGAATTCTAATTAATTCTTCTTTTAAATTTTTCTTCATATTATATAAATATTTACAAAATTATTTATGTTTTTAAAAACCCCAAAACTTTTTCTTTAATCCCATTTTGTTTTAAACCTTCATTATATGTCCTAACAAAGTTTTCTAACCCCCATTCATGTTCACCTAAATTAAGGTCATCAACGCAGACCCATTTTTCAATTTCAGGATGTGTTTTCAAATATTTTTTTATCTCAGAACATCGAATTCTTTCCAATTTTATTTTGTTATCCCAAAAAAAACTTTCTCCACAATTATCATCATCTATAAACCATGGTGTAAATGAAATAGGGGATTTAACAATCCCCTGTGATTCATAGTATGTAGATAATTCATTTAAAGTTGCGTAATTTCTCCAATCTGAACTAATCACAATTTCGCAATTCGTTTCTTCAATTATCTCATTAAGGACATGAATTGTTTTTTTATCAAAATCATCAAAACGAATATCTAAAGGTATGGAACGTAAATCCATACTTAGTTTTCTAACAAATTTACTTTTTTTTTGTTTTTTGAATCTGGAACCCCAGTTTTTTGATAAACAAATAACCCCATCGTGGTCTAAAAATAAAACTTTCATTTATTACCTGATTTTAAAGGTGTTTTAATGTAATAAATGATTTTTAACACACATACGGTTAACAAACTAATTAAAAAAAATGTTGTCATAATATATAATTTTTTTTCTTTTTTATAAATATCAAATTGTTGGTTTTCAAAAGATTGATATGTTTATATCTATTCTTTTTTTTCTGTGTTTTCCGTTTTTAATTTTAACAAACACATGAAAATACTATGAGATTCATTTAGGTTAAATGTACCATTTTTTACTGCATATGAAAACGCTAATTCCATTATTATTAACGCACTTTCTGTGTCCATGTCTTGTAGAAAATTTACTAAATCTTCTCTTGTTTGATATTCAATATCATCAAATAACTTCATAATTTTATTTTTTTTTGTTAATTAACGCAAATATAATAAAAAATACGGATAATTATATTATTATGGTAGTATTAATAAACGGAAAAAAATTTCAAGCAGAATATTTGACCAAACCTGAAGAAATTCAAAAGGGTATGATGGGTAGAGATTCACTTGATGGATGTATGGTATTTAAAATGAAAGTAGGGTATCATTCATTTTGGATGAAAAATTGTCTAATCCCAATTGATATAGTTTTTGTCAATAAAAATATAATAAGTGGTATTCATTTAAATTGTCCACCACATAAAGACGAAACAGTATCACCAACAAAATATAATGGAATTGGTGATACTGTTATTGAATTCCCATCTAATACCGCTAAAGATTGGAAAATTGGTGATAAAGTAAATATGTATCTTGGAACACCAATAAATAAAACTTATTGAGGTAGTTCGTCAGGAAAAAGTTTATAATCATTTTCACTTAAACGTCGTCTTGATATTTCAGTATAATTAGGAGATAATTCAAAACCAATATATCTTCTTCCTAATTTCTTTGCAGCTAAAGCAGTTGTTCCTGATCCTGAAAAACAATCCATAATCAAATCATTTTTATAAGATAAAATTTTTATCGCCTTCATTGGTATGTCTAATGAGAATGTTGCTTTAGTCAAAGACTTGGTATCGTTAAAATATTTCCATTGACCAAAAACTAATTCCATAAATTCGGTCTTATCTTTATCTGAATATATTTTCTTATTTCTTTTAGTTGGTGGTTCACCATTCTTACCTTCAACCTCAACTTCCATTTCCTCGTAGGACCATGTTGATTCACCTTTAACTATTTTGATGTACTCTTTCTTATATGCTAATATCACACATTCTTTTGGGTTGTATATGTAAGGTGCTGATGGTTGCATCCATGAACCCCAAGCAGTAGTTTTACTTCTATGTGGTGAATCTTCTTCTAAATCTACAATACCAAAAAATCCGAAACCAATTTCTTTCATTATCTGCCAAAATTCAGATGCAATAAAAACACGTCCGCCTCTATTTTTAACATTAACTTCATAGGGAATATTTAAAGCAATTCGTCCGTCGTCTTTTAATGTTCTATATATTTCAGATAACCAAACTCTACACCAATTAAAGTATTCATCCATAGGTGCTTCATCCATATGTGTATCATATGGGATACCTACATTGTAAGGACAACTTGTCACCACCAAATCAATACATGATTCAGGTAGTGATTTCATTCCTTCGACACAATCAATATTGTGTATCTTGTTTACCATATCATCTAAACTCTTCATAAAATTTATTTTAAAAATTAAAGATTCGCAAATATAGTTTAAAAAATTTAAAAAAAATAAATTTCCTATTATTTATTTACAAGTTAATGTAAAATAACTATTTTTAGTAAAAATAAAACAAATAATTATATGGCCGGTTGTGGATGTAAAAAAAATAATCAACAAACAGTAACAGAAACTAATACTGTTACTACACAAAATCAAACATCAATGAATGATGTTCAACAAAATAATATAATTGATGACCAACAAGTTGATCTTTTAGTAAAAAAAATCGAACAGATTAACAATTCTTTAGAACAAACAAAATAAACATTTAAAATTATTAAAGAGTATTGACTTTGTTTTTAAAATATATTTGTATATATTTTATATATAAATATATTTTTTTTTATATGTAATATTATGGCAAGGAAACAAGAAACTAAATTAACTAGTGTAAAAATAATAGACAAGAACTATTATGATTTTAAAAAATTAACATTAGATAGTGATTTAACATTACAAAAATTTGTTAACAGATCAATTGATATTTTCTTAAAAGAAAATGAATTTAGAAATAAAATTAATTCACACGAAACCGGTGGAATTAAAAATTCAAAATATTAATTATGAAAAAAAAGATATTATTATTATCTGATGATTTAAGAATGACATCTGGTGTTGCAACTATGTCCAAAGAAATTGTTCTTGGTACTATACACAAATATGATTGGGTTCAACTTGGTGCAGCAATAAAACATCCTGAATATGGTAAAATTGTAGATGTTAATGACGACATTAGAAAAAAAACTGGTGTTAAAGATGCGAATCTAAAAATTATACCTAATAATGGTTATGGTGATATTTTTAGATTAAGAACAATTATTGAACAAGAAAAACCCGACGCAATATTACATTTCACTGACCCGCATTATTGGCAATGGTTATATGATGCGGAACATGAAATTAGACAAAATATCCCAATTTTGTTTTACCATGTATGGGATAATTTACCTGATCCAGAATTTAATTTAAACACATATGAAAGTTGTGATTGGATTGGTTGTATATCAAAACAAACATACGGTATAGTGAAAAGAGTTGGTTCAAAAATTAATGAAGAATCTTTTCCATCATTAAAAGATTGGCAAGTAAGTTATGTTCCCCATGGTATAAATCCTAATATTTTTAAACCAGTGAAGACCATATCTGAGAATATAAAAAATCTAATTTATAATGGTAAAGATTACGATTTTATTTTGTTTTTCAATAATAGAAATATTAAAAGAAAACAACCTATTGATGTTATCTTATCATTTAAATTGTTTTGTGATTCATTACCAAAAGAAAAATCGAGTAAGTGTTTATTATTGATGCACACCACGCCTGTTGATGAAAACGGTACTGATTTAAATGTTGTATCAAAATCTTTATGTCCTGACTATGATGTTAAGTTTATTAATATCAAATTAGAACAAGAAAATTTAAATGAATTATATAGTTTATCTGACTGTACAATAAACATTTCAAGTAATGAGGGATTTGGTTTAGGTACTGTTGAAAGTTTAATGTCGGGTACTCCTATTATAGTAAACGTAACTGGTGGATTACAAGACCAATGTGGTTTTAATTATAATGAAGATGATTATATTAAAATTGGTTCTTTACATAATAAAAGAAAATACTCATCAACAAAACATGGTGATTGGGCGGTTCCTGTTTGGCCTGATGTAAATAATTTAAATGGTTCGGTACCTACTCCATATATCTTTGAAGATAGAGTGAACATTGAAGAAGTATCAAAGTCAATAAAAGAAGTATATAATTGGAATAAAAAAGAAAGAAAGAAAAGGGGATTAAGTGGTAGAGAATGGGCAATTAAAAATTTATCCAATAAAGTTATGTGTGATAAAATGATTGAAGGGATTGAAAGTGTTTTTAAAAATTATGAAAATAAAAAAAGATTTAACTTATACAAAATAATATGAGACCATTTTTACTTTTTAGAGGACCGGTAGAAACTGTAAGCGGTTATGGTTCACATTCTAGAGATTTATTAAAATCCTTTCGTGATATGGATTTATTTGATATTAAAATAGATTCATGTAATTGGGGTGCGACACCAAAAACTGCATTAAATAAAGATGATAAATATCATAAGTGGATATTAGATAACATAAATGATAAATTTAGTACTAAACCTGACATCTATGTTCAAGTAACGGTACCGAATGAATTTCAAAGAATTGGAAAAATAAATATCGGAATAACCGCAGGTATCGAAACAACTGTAGCATCGAAAGATTGGGTTGATGGTTGTAATAGAATGGATTTAATCATTGTTTCATCAGTATTTAGTAGAGATGTTTTAATTCAAAGTGTTTATAATGAAACTGATAAGACCACTGGAAAATTAATAAAACAATATAAAATAGAAAAACCAATTCATGTTTTATTTGAAGGTGTAAATACTGAAGTATATAACAATGTATATACCGATTTTAGTTTAAATATCAAAGAAGATTTTTGTTTTCTCTTTGTTGGTCATTGGTTAAAAGGTGAGTTAGGTGAAGATAGAAAAGATGTTGGTATGTTAATTAAATGTTTTGTGGATGCGTTTAAATATGAAGAAAATCCACCGGCATTAATTTTAAAAACATCATCAGCTGGTTTTTCAGTTAAAGAAAGAGATATTTTTAAAAAAAGAATTAAAGATTTAGTTAAAAATGTTGAAAAACCGCCACCAATTTATTTACTATTCGGTCAATTAACCGACGAGGAAATGAATGATTTATATAATCATCCAAAAATAAAATCGATGATTTCTTTAACAAAAGGTGAAGGATTTGGAAGACCTCTTTTAGAATTTACCATGACAGGAAAACCCGTCATTGTATCAAATTGGTCAGGACATAAAGATTTTTTACCTATGGATAAAGCAATAATGATTGGTGGTTCATTAACTAATGTACATTCAAGTGTTATTGATTCATACATTTTAAAAGATTCTAAATGGTTCACCGCAAATTATTCGGAAGTTGTTCAAATTATGAAAATAGTTATTCGAGATTATGATAAGTTTTTAGAAAAGTCTGAAATGTTAAGAGAGGAAAATTTTTCTAATTTTTCATTAGAAAAAATGAAAGATAAATTAAGTTCTTTTATTGATCCTTTAATTAATAAACCAGAACAAGTAAAATTAAATTTACCTAAGTTAACTAAAATATAATCTATATGGGGTTGGTAGTATCATTTGCTATAACTGTGTGTAATGAAATAGATGAGATAAAAAAATTAGTACCATTTTTATTAAAAAATAAACGAATTCAAGATGAAATTGTTATATTATTTGATCAAAAAAATGGTGACCAAAACGTGATTGATTTTTTATTACCTTTTAATAAATTACCCAATGTTCAAACATGGAGAGGATTAGGGTTTGATAATGATTTCTCTGATTGGAAAAACAAACTAAACGAATATTGTAATGGTGATTATATTTTTCAGTTAGACGCAGATGAAATGATTAGTGAATACATGGTAAAGAATGTTAGTGAAATCATCTTAATGAACCCTGAAATCGATATCTACTATGTTCCTAGAATTAATACTGTAGAGGGTATCACTAATGAACATATTAAAAAATGGAATTGGGTTGTAGATGATTTAAATAGAATTAACTATCCGGATTTTCAAGGGAGAATATATAAAAAGGGATTAATGTGGAGTGGAAATGTACATGAAAGAATTGTTGGGTTTAATAAATATTCTTTACTTCCAACCGAAGAAGAGTTATATTGCATACAACACCATAAAACTATAACTAAACAAGAAAAACAGAACAATTTATATAGTAAAATATGAGTAAAATAGAATTTATTATTCCAACGTACAATCGACCTAACCATTTAATGTGTGTGATTAATTCAATCTTTGCACAAAGAAGTAATAAATGGAAAATACATGTAGTTGCAGATTGCCCACCTGAAGGTACCTTAGATAAAATAATGGATTATTTCAAGGACGACAAAAGGATTAAGTTCACTATATTACCTGAACGTTACAATGATTGGGGACACACACCAAGAAATTATGGTTTAGAACATGCAACAGAAGATTGGGTTCTAATGACTGGAGAAGATAATTATTATGTTCCAGTTTTTGTTGATAATATGTTAGATGCAGCAAAACCAAATGTACATTTTATTTTTTCTAACATGGTTCATAACTGGACTAATTTTCAGTATTTCCCAATAAATTGTGAACCTAAATGGGGAAGTATTGATATTGGTAACTTTATAGTTAGAAGAGAATATGGACAACAAATGAAATTAGACGTGACAGATATGCAAGCGGATGGTAAATTTGTAGAGGAATATTTAAAAAAATTCCCACTAAAAAAAGTTGTAAAAATAGATAAGTTTTTATACGTACACAATTAATGAAATACGCAATTAGTTCACATATAAATTATATTAATATCACTGAAAAAGAAATAATATCTTCTTTAGTGAATTCTGGTATTGATATTAATGATATATACATATTTGTTGGTGGTTATGATTCTGATTATGGGTATAATAAATTATCTGAATCTATTAACAAATATTCTGCACCACATAATTCATTAGATTTCACTGGATTAATATCCGTGATAGAAATGAATTTAGAATCCGATTATTGGTTTTTATTACATGACACATTATATGTCGGACCTAATTTTAATAAAGTAGTTAAAGAATTCAATTATGAAAATGCAGACTATGTTGCTCTAACATTTGACACTAGTATGAATATTGGAGCATATAAATGGTCGTATATGCAAAAAAGAAAAAATGAAATATTAAAGTATAAAAATAATAATAATGATATACAATCATTTAAGAAAAAATTAATTAATGAGGAAGATGTATTTTTAAAACCGAAAACACATTACTACTGTGGTATACCTCGTAAAACAATACCCGCAACAGACTATTACAAAAATAATACACAGAGAATTGTAGAATATTTTTCGGAAATAGATCTATATAAAATAAAAGCGAATTGGTCGATAAAATCAACATACGAATTAAAATTATAAAAAAATGAATATAATTAACAAAGACATATATAATAATTTAGATTTATTACCTGAAGATTTAAGTGGTTGGAATGGTGATAATAAAATCTTCGGTCAACTTATCGAAGAAATAAAACCGAAGGTAATAATTGAGGTGGGAACATGGAAAGGTTTATCCGCAATTAATATGGGTAAACATGTTAGAAAAAATAATTTAAATACAACAATATATTGTGTAGATACTTGGTTAGGTGCAATTGAATTTTGGGATAAATTGAATAACACAAAAGAAAGAAATTTGTTGTTAAAAAATGGTTATCCGCAAATATATTATCAATTTTTAAGTAATGTAGTTCACAATGATTTACAAGATATTATTTTACCATTTCCGAATACTTCGGAAAATGGTTTTAGGTATTTTAAATCAAAACAAATAAATGCAGACTTGATTTATATTGATGCATCTCATGAGTACGATGATGTATATAGAGATATTAGTAATTACATAAACATACTTAATCAAGGTGGTGTTATTTTTGGTGATGATTATAAACATTGGATAGATGTTAGGAACGCGGTAAATAATTTTACAAAAGAGAATAACTTACGTTTAGAAATTATTGAAGACCATTTCTGGTTAATTAAAAAATGATTATATTAGATTAATAAAATAGAAATAAATGAATATAACATTTGTAATGGCGGTCTTTAATAAATTAGATTTAACAAAGAATTGTTATAAAAGACTTAGAGAACTATACCCCGAAACACCATTGGTTATTAGTAGTGGTGGTTCAACTGACGGTACAAGGGAATGGTTAGAAGAAATATCAGATATTGATGAATATATAACAATTTTTCACGATGACGAAAGACTAACATTTTCTGAGACATATAATACAGGTATTAAATTAGTAGACACCGAAAAACTTGTTCTGATACATAATGATTTAGTTATAGGTGAAGGGTTTTTAGAATCGATAGATAAACATCTTAAACCTAATATGTTACTATCTTATACAACAATTGAACCACCAATATTCGAAGGACATGTGAGACCAGGAAAAGTTATAAATGACATGGGAACCAACTTTGATAATTTTAGATGGGATAAGTTTAACCAATATGTCACTGAAAATAAAGATAACTGTGAAATATACGATGGTTCAGTTTTCTTTATGTCAGGATATAAAGAACTATTTGAAAATGTTGGATATTTTGATGGATTTAGTTTTGTACCTGCGTTTGCAGAAGACGATGATTTTATTATAAGAACTAAATTAAAAGGTTATGAACTAAAAACAATTAATTGTGCAATAACATATCATTTTGTATCTCAAACTTCAAGATTTAGTGATGAGTTTAAAGAAAATAAATTAAAATACGAAATAAACTCAAATAGAAATTTCATAAGAAAATGGGGAATACCTATTTCTGCATTTAATGAACTAAGATACTGGGAGGAGAAAGATTTTAAATATTTTACATTCACTATGGGATTAACAACTAATAGTGATTCGAGACTACAACAAATTGAACCATTTTTTGATAAAATTAATATGGGTACAATACCTGAAACATATTTACGTATGGAACAACAAAATACTCGTTATGATTTGAAATCTAAATTTGTTCTTACAGATATTGTTGATGTTATGGTATACGAAATTAATCCAATGACGGATGAAGATATATATACATTAACAAAATTACGTTTATCAATTCCTTATTATGAACAAGGAGAATATATTATCGGTAATATGAAAATTGATATAAGAAAAAACCCTAACTAAACATTTAGTTAGGGTTTTATTATTTAATCTTTTTTAATTAGTTTAAATAAAACACGGTATTGGTCTTTAGTTTTACCCGCTTCTTTAAGTTCATCTTTACTTATCTCTTCGTACTCAACATCAATTTCCCCATTTAAAAGTTCTGAATATTCTTTTTCAAATTCAAGATACTTTGGATTCATTGTTTTAATATCATTGTCTTCACTAACCACATCTTCTAAATACATTTTAACAAATATAGAACCATTTTCTTCTGTTCCATATTTTTTAATTAGTTCATCTCTCAATGATTCAATTTTTTTAGTTTCTTTTAATAGAAATTCACTTAAACCAGTTAAGTTGTATTTTAATAGGATTGAAAGATTTTGTCTTAAAAATCCCTCGTAAATAACTTCACTAGTTCCTGTATTCGTAAAACCATTTATTTCATGATTCAATTGAAGAACTTCTAATAATTTTAATTTTGTTTTTTCCATTTTTTTTGTTTTAATTTTTTAGTTATTATATTTTTCAAAGAATATTTGTTTATCATTTTCCATGACATCGTTAAACATTTGTAAGGATGTTGTTTGGGAAAAAGAAGACGCTTTAATATTTTTAAATGTGTAAACTTTACCGTTATTTTTTAAAATGTGTTTTGTAATAAAATCATCACCAAACCATATTTTTAATTCATTTGGTATATCTGACCATTTATCTTTTCGTAAAATAAAAAAACATCCCCAACCAGTTCCTCTACCTTCATTATCTGTCACCAAAATATCTGAAGATGTTGGTTCTTCGATATAACATGATGTTGATACACCAAATATACTGTTTTCAATGTTCTCATGATTATTATGAGAGTCTAATAACGATATAATATTTGGGGTAACAAAAAAATCATCATTCATTATTATTAAATAATCACCATGAGATTTTTTAACACCTAAATTCCATGCTGGATTTACAAAAATATTATCCATTTGTGGGTAATATTTTAATTTTTTTAATAATATGATTTTTGATTTAAATGAGTGTTCAAATTTTATATCGTTATCTATCAATACAACTTCTGTAACCCTTTCGTCTCCACATAATATCTGAAGAGTCTCGTAAAATTTTTCTAAATCTGATTTCCATAATGTAGGAACTATCACACTATAATTCATTGTATATATAATTTACGTAATTTTCATCATCACCAAATCTACTCTGTACACTTAATGGGTTATCTTTATTTTCTTCATAAGCGTAGTCATTAATACCTAACTCTTTAAATCTTGCGTATATATCATCATTATAATGATACATTATACTTCTAACTCTCCTCTGAATATCCGCTCTTGATAAATCATGAGTATTTCTTCCATTTGAATTGTTATAAATATACTGTAAATAACCCAATTTAGGTATTCTAATAAATTTAGTATGTAAAAAAGTTCTGACAATCAATTCATAATCATCAGCGATTGCCAAATCTCTGTTGTGTCCACCAATTGCGAAATATACATCCCTTCTCCATACTCTAATATGGTTTGGTACTCCCACAATATGTCTAATAGTTTTAGGATTTATATTTGGTGAATCAATAACATCCCAATCTTTTCCGTAATGATTCTCTTTTCTATATTTACCATAACCAAAACAAAACCCTTCACCATAAGTCATTG